ATTCATCATTTCTGTGTCAGTTGGTGAGAACAGACAGATAGTTGCAGAACGCCGCACACCGCCGCTCAGAACCGCGTCAGCGCAATGCATCGCAATATCGTAGACATGGATTGGTCGTAAAGAAACTGGTCCATTTTTTCCCATTACCAGACCTTGAATCAGGTACTCAATACGATCCAGGGCCATACGCAGACCATCAGGGCCAGGAGCTTTAAATCCACCAGAGATCTTTGCACCCTTTGGTCGAATGTTTGTCAGATCAAAGAATACACGACGGCCTTCAAATTCAGGATGTGTACCGCCACCTACAAAATAGGATGACATTAATACGTCCAGTGCAGACGCCCAGCCTTCAATAGAATCCTCTACGACATATCCTTTAGCTTGCTTTTTACGATCGATTACCTGTGGAAGCTTGTCAATGTGATGTGTCTGTACAGAGAAACCAGCACCTGCGCCACAAAGAAGAATATAGAAGTACTCACCAAAGAAAGAGGCACGATCAGCATATGAAGAGGTACAGTTATACATTTTCATTTGGTGCTTGAGTAACTGATCTCCGCCAAACTGCAGAGCGCGTTGTGCACCAAGTACACGTTTTTCTTTATAGGCATTAGAAGCAGTGGCCATTTCGTTAGCCAGCTCTGTAGTCATTTTATCTTCATAGTAGTCCTTATGCATAGCCATAACACGATCGACAGATTCATCCCAACTCTCATAACGGTTTTCATCATCAATGTATCGGGAATAAGATTCGTAGAATTTTGTTTGAGACAAAAAGTCTCTCATGTCTAGACTATTAGTCATAGAACGCACCTCTTGTGTTTGAATTTTTGGAATTAGGTATTATATATCAGATCACGAAATTTGTAAACAGTTACTTGAGTTTTTCTACTGCTCGCGATCCAAACCAGAACGAAATAATTGCTGCGAAGATAGATTGAGACTGTGGGTCCCAGATAACATCAGATATCTCGGCCATATTCTGGCCAGCCTTCATCGCTTCCATTACTAGTACGGTTTTATAGAATAAGAAAAAGCCAAAGAAACAGTACGTAATAATAGGACGTACACCTTTCTTTAAACCTGCAAAGAATCCTGTTTCTTTGGAGATTGCAATGTCATGCTCGATCAAGCGCTTATGCTCTTCATGATCAGCCATATCTTTTAGGTAGTCGTGCTCAGCTGTTTGCATCTGCATTTTAAGCTCTGCAGAGGCTCTCATCTTAGCTAACTCGTGCTTCTGTTCTTGACCTTTATTGATTGTATCAAGAATCTTAGGAGCGAACGACGTACCAAATCCTAGAACGGATCCAAGTAGTGCGAACATTAGTTAGGCCTTTTTCTCCTAACGAACGCCTTAAACTTCATAGGTGTAGGAATAATCGCAATGCCGGCGGTCGTATTTGCTATTTCTTCTTCAGCCTTCTTTTTCTTTTTAGGCTGAATCTCTTTTAAAATCTTCTTTTTGTCAAGTGGATTGACCTTCATTTCTGTAAGGACTTTTTCCACATTGACATCATAGTGTTCTCTTAATAGAGCTAATGCAGCAATATACGAAGCAACTCTGGTTTTACCACCAGGTACGGTTTCAATCAGCCTCTTTAAGTTGAATACTAATCTATGAAACAAGTTAAAAGCAGCTCGTTCCTCAGATGTTTCAATCTTTTTATCTTTAATTCTCTTACCGGATTCGTCAATAATCCCAAGCTTAAAGGCCTCGGTCTTACTAAAAGGGGTGACCAAGAGCTTTAAGAATCTGTAGGTATATATGGTATCTGTAATAATTGAAACAGACATTAGATTTTTCTTAACGCTCCTACGACGGTTGGATCCATATTAATTCCGGTTAAATCATCTGGCAAAATGTAATTTAGTTTTACCAGAAATGGCTTTATTACTGACCAGTATTTATATTCTAGCTTTAAGGCCATAAGTTTAATACCAATGGGAATAGTGAATACATTACAAAACACAATAATATGATTCATCAAAAGTCTATCAGATAAATCCCCAGTATCGTGATACCGATTAATAAGTCTTTTAATATACTTGATACGATTCAAGTCTTCATAAAATTCATCAGTGTTCGAGCACTGGGGATTGCTATAATGTTTGGCAGCGACGATAATATAGTTTTCTTCAGTTACGTCGACATATTCACTTGTTATTTCCATTTAGATTTGTGACTCAAGATCCCTAATCATTGCGGATTTTGTCATAGAAATGTCTAGTTCAATTCCATGTTCTAAAGCTGCATGATCAGCTAAGTCTGCTTTAGTCATCGCAGAGTAATCTACTGGATCAGCCTCAGTAAGCATTTCAGCTTCAGCTCCTACTTCTGGCGCAGGATCTGCTTCAATGATAGGCTCTGGAGCAGGCGCTGGAGCTGGAGCTGGAGCTGGAGCAGATCTTTGCATATTATGATAGTTAAAATACTCAACGATCTGTCTTTCACTGTGTTTACGGGATACTAAAATTTCTCCCGTGCGAGGATCTTCCCAACCGCGTAATGTTGGTACTGCATCTTGTCTTTTTGCTGGTGGCTTTAACATAGTATTAATCCTTAATTATTCGTTTTCATTTGTTGCAAAGCTTTAGTGATACCATCAATAATGTCTGCTTTGATAGGATTCACAAAAGAAGTATCACCCTTACGTTGATCACCGAGTCTAGCTGGAGTTTGCTTAAGTGCATCTTCAATGCTTTGCTTATTCTGAGCAGTAATCTTTTCAACGTCTAAACCAATTTCAGTCTTGTGCATATCCACAAACTCTTTTTCTCTAGGAGAACGTCCACCACCCATTTGCTTTTGGAAGGTGTCAGAAGTAGCAGTATCTGGACCATGCTGTGCAGTAGGCTTTGCTGCTTCTTGTACAGACTCTTTAAAGTGTGAATGCGCTACTGGAGTCTTGGCATTTGTTTTAGAACTAGAAAGATGTACTGTATCACCCTGACGATGTGCAGTTACCTTAGTACCTGTCTCATCTTTAAAGCTGGTCTTCTGATTGTCACCAAGCTTCTTGATTGCAGACTGATGCTCAGGGTGGAGTGGATAGGAGTGAGATTTACCGTGATGTACGGTCATCATACGACCCCACTTATAGTCTTGCTTCTTTACAGATACAGCTTCTTCTACAGATTCAAACTTTAAATCCGACTTAGCCTTTTTCATAGCAAGGTCTTTCTGTCTCTTCCGAACACTAGGGAATACCCCATGCTTCTTACGGTATGCAAGAGCTTTCTTGTGAAGAGCCTTTAATCTCTTCTGTGCACCCTTTGGTGTAGGCTCATCGCGGTATGAAGCATCCTGCTTGTCTGTGTAGTTTTCTTCTACCTCTACAGTCTCTTCTTTTGTTAAAGTTCCCACCAGCTTTTTCTTGTTTCTGCTAGATTGAAACTTCTTATTAGCGTAACGACCAAACTTCACTGCCTGATCGAATTTTTTATCGCCAGTTTTCTTATCGCCTGCATCATCAGCATCTTTAGACTGACCCATTGCCTTTTGATAAGACTTCATAGCGGTCTTGTAAGAAACCTCATCCATCTCTTCTTTACCCATTAGCGCATCATGGTTTTTGATAGCGTATGCGTTTGCTTCTTCTTCGTTGTCAAACTTAGCAACCTCTTCGCCATCTTTGTTATAAACACAATACATGTCACCCTTCTTAGAAACATGCTTTGTTGGGTCCATTTCTTCATCCATGGCTCTGCGTTTTGCAATTGCAGACCGACGCTTTTTCAGATACTTGTCAGAACTATCTACATCACCGTCGTTATCGACATCATCGTCTTCTTTACCTACAGGATCAAGCTTGTCTTCTTTCTTGGTCTTTGCTTTGTAGTGCTTACCTTCAAATACAAAAGTATCTTCACCCTCTGCAATAGCAGCAACAGTTGCTTCCATGAATGCTTCTACTTGCTCATCAGCAATAGACTCTGGCACCCATGCAGCACGTTCTGGACTTTTAGGTCCATACATTTCCATAATGGCAGTTCTCATTGACATTTTTATTATTCCTTACTTATTGAACAGGTAGGTGATTACGGTGCCAAAACCACCCACCACGCCTGTAATGATTATCCAACTGATTCTATTTATAATATTTACTGTTATCTGGTTCTTTTGAACCACTTTTTCCATTTGGCCCACTTTATCATATAGTTCGTAAATATCTTTTCTTAGGATCTTATGATCTTCTTCTTGATTAATCAGTTTCTCTTCAACTCGTGCCATTTGTACGAGAACTTCAGAGAGCTTATCAATTTTTGATTCAATGCGATCCATGCGCTCTGCGTTAGTTGCCATTAGTTGTCTACCTTTGCTCCTGATCTCCACTGATAGCATGACCAATAGCGAGCCTTCCACTTTGGCCCAGGGTTCTCACAGTTATGTCTAGCACGGAAGCTCTTGCGGCGATTGGGATCATCTCTTTTGATCTCCATATTTGGATCACCAAACCCCAGCTTAATTACATTACCTTTTTCGTTTTTAACATAAACATAGAATTTCTTTTTTCCGTCATTAGAACGGAACGGGTCATTAAGCTTTACCTTACGACCCTGGTATTCTGCTTGTTCCACAATGGGTGGCTCGTCTATGTAGCAACCAAACGTTTTCATTTCTGCTGCGATGCCTTATATCCTTGACGTACTCTTTTCTCAGCTTCTTTACGGCGCTGAGCGATACGATCCATTGCTGTTTTTCTAGCCTGATTTTTTTGTTTAATTCTATCATTTAACGAGCTCGAGCTGCTCGGGCTTTTCTTAGGACCAAACCGATTTTTAACGTTTTGAGCAATATGCTTTACTGCTCCGATTACTTCATCGACTTGTTCTTCATTCATGCGCTTAAGGACAGCAGCAACCTGTGGATGCTTAGACAGACCTTTCTTGATCTTCTCGATAGCACGTACTGCACCGCTGTAATTGCCTTGCTTGTAACGCTTGTCAGAAGCAACACCAATAGCCATTTTGACGTGCTTAGGGTCATGTGCCTCTTTAACGTCTTCTCGATCATTAATCTTAACGATGTTAGACTTGGTAGGAACCATTCGTACCTTCTTCTTGCCAGTAACAGGATCGTTGTACATCTGAGGCTTTAAAGCAGCAGAACGATTAGATACTTCATTATCTTCACATGCTTTGGTTTTATTGCGTAATTCCTTAAACTTCATTATCGGCTCCCAAACTCGTGACCAGCTACACGCTTCATTTGATTTGTAAACTCTTTATAAGAAGGCTTTTCCTTATAGAGTTTAATGGAAATCTCAGGGCGGTCTTTACCTTTGATTCTCCACTTATAACCTTTTTCTTTATGCTCAGGCTTAGTAGTCTTTACGACCCTACGCTTATAACCAGCTTCCCAAGATTCAGACTTACCGGGTCCTTCATCCATCTGACCTGGAGTCATCTTCTTGGTGTGCTTAGTATACTTATCAGTACCAATCTCATAGTACTCTTTAAACCGTTGCATTTCTATAAACCTATTTTACACCAAACGTATGGCTAGTGCTATATGCTGTTTTAGATGCAGTTGCTGCAGCTCTACTGTTGTTCATCGCATCTTTTTTATTCTGGCGATGTGCAGCATCGTGTGTTCCACCAGATTGTCTGTGCATACTAATTTCATAGTGGTGGTCAGAAGCATCCTGGTGTAAGTCAGCTGCTTTATCATGTTGTTTAGCAGCAGCCTCATGCTTTTGTCCACCGATCTTACGGTGTTTTTTAGCCATTTCTTTATGATCTTCAACATGGTCTTGATGATGATCTGATGCAGACCGGGAAGTGGCGCCTTTTGGCATATATTGATTTTCTTTAATAACTGCTTCAGTTAGATTCTTTTTAAAAGTAAAATAGTCCATTAGTTTATTTCCTTTAGTTTATTTCTTTACTTTAGCAGCTAAGTCTTTGTCTGCTTTACCCCAGGTACCAGAAGACTTGGTTACAAATGAATTGACCCGAGCCATTCCCCATTGTTGAGGAGTGGTCCCGGGTCTATGTCCTGTCTTCCATGCAGCTACACCACGATTATAAACCTGACGTAAAACACCCAGCGGCATGCCGCTTTTCTCAGCTTTTTTCTTTAATCCTGCAGTTGCATCTTCGTTGAGATATGATTTAAAGGTAAGCATGAGCTTCTCCATACATCTGCTTAAATTTTAATGTGTGCTTGGATGGCTTAGTTTTAGCAGACTTATCTCCAGGTGCAGGCTTATATGCCTTGGGATCATCATCAGCCATCTTAGCTTGTTTCTTGAATTGCGCGTCTCTTTTAACTTTAGTAGACTTGGAAAGACCTTTATGGTATGCAGCAGGCTGAGAACCTTTACGATCCTTGATATCAGGGTCTTGTGCTTCTGGTACACAATTAGGAACTTGCTTACCATTTTTGGTTTTCATTCCTACTTGTTTATAACCACTCCAACACGCTTCCTCTACTGCGTCTAACCATACACGCTTTTTATTACCATCAAATTCTACAATCAGATAGTTTGAACCGCGGTGCTGTACGGTACCAACTTCTTCTGATTCCTTTAACCGAACCGAACTGCCAACAGCATATAGTTCCCCGCTAACGTAGCTCTCACGTGTTTCGGAAACTGGCGCCAGCATAATATGTTGAGCAAATGATTTATTTTCATTGAGATTCATTCCTTTTCGAACTGCATTAAACAGATCTTTTGCTAAGGAGTCATTTGCACCTTTAGGAAGACCCATAGAAAATTTACGGAAATCATTGTTCTTGGCATTTTCACGTTGCTTAGAAGCAGACATTCCTGATACATCATCTGAATCAGGGTCACGATCGCCGGCAGATACAACCTTAATTGTTTCGAAATCGTATTTGCCATGACGTGCGTCGACACCATTATACTTTTTAAGTAACGAATCAAATTCTTTAATTCTATCGGAACCAACAACCATCACCAGGTTCTTGTATCCTTTTTGGCTCATATGTACTGCTGCCATAAGAACGTTTTTGATGCTCTTATTGAGCATAATATTACGCGCATGCTTAGGAAACATCTTGCGCATAAACTTTACTTTAGTTTGATAATCCAAAGGATTCTTTTTAGGATCAGCAGATTGTGAAGCAAAGATAAAATAGTCTTTGCCTCTTGCAGTAGATGCAAGCTTATCCAGTAACTTTTCATGACCAGTCGTCGGTGGATTAAATCGTCCAAAGACAAGATAACCTACGGAGGACTGTTCTTCTAGATATCGCTTAAATCCATTAATCATAATTTATCCACGCCTTCTTTGCACGTCTAATTTACGCTTACTAGGCAGCAATCTCTTTGAGATAAATCCTGTAACGTTTTTGGCTCTGTCTAATCTTTTCTCAACTCGTGCTTTTTGAGAAATGGACATGTCTTTTTTAGTTTTACCGCCATAATATCTTTTAGTTAAAATATCTCTAGCAGTTCTACGACCTCGTCTTTTTAATCTGTCAAGAGTGGCAGGACGACGTAATGCAATTTTTCTCTGTCTTTGAATTTGTTGTTTACGTCTCCGTAAAGCAATAGACTTTTTACGTCTAGCTTGAAAAGACAGTACTTCAGAAACGGGTAAAGACTCCCCCTCACTAGGAGAGGAAGTCTCAGCTACAACGGAGAGGAAGTCTTTAAACCCAATCATATTAGAACTTGAAGCCTACGCCAATTTTCATACCATCAGCGGTAGTGGTCCAGTCATTGACTGTGGTGTCGTCACCGTCGTCAACAACGTCTACAGACCAACCGTAGCTAACAGATACGGAAGCTTTGTCGTTCAATGCGTGCGAGTAACCGATACCATAGGAAGCACCGCCCCAACCAACAGCGATTTCGCCATCAGAAGCGAGGTCCATGGAACCACCCAGCCAGATGTACTCACCGCCGATAATACCGGGAGTGATATTCAGGGTTGGGTTCAGGGTTACGTCACCCCAGGTGTTACCGTCACCACGACCAATCAGGTCTGCACCGGATGTTGCGCCCCAAGCATAGTCGATGCTAGTATCGAGGGAAGCAAAGCCCAGGTCCATACCAGTGCCGAGACCAATCGAATAGTCGTCAGCAGCGTTGTCACCACGGTCATTGAGTGTGAAACCTGCATCTACACCAAAGCCAGCAATACCCAACTCTGCACCCAGCGTCCAATTGGCATTACCTTCCAGATCGGTAGATACGCCGAGAGTTGCGTTGGATGCAAGAGCAGATCCATTATCAGTAGCATCTTGTGCAATTGCAGGAGCAGCTACGGTCATAGCCACAATTGCGGAAATAAGATATTTCATATCGTTCCTCTTTATTTACTCCAACCCGCTAAAATAGTTGGGTCAAAGTTGCTTGTTGAAAATTCATAACGATTCACCAGCTTAACAGCATTACCAGCCAGCTTATCAATAGCGACGTAACCTTCAGGCTCAGTTGATCTGAACCCTTTGGTTGTTTTTAAGAACGTTTTAATGTTCTTAATACTGTTCAGTTTATTTATAAGCAATAACTTTGCGGCCACAATCGACTTTTGAAGGTCAAACATGGCCTTTAAGCTCTTTTTATTATCAGGAGAGAAGAACTTCATAACTTCTTCCTGTTTATTTTTCCAGTTTTGCTTACCTTGTTCAGACTTTTTAGAATCAATTTCCTTCTGATATCTATCTTTGATAAACTGAATAAGATTTCGTACATGTTGAGTAGTATCACCAATCTGAGCACCTTTACGTACAAACGTATTATTAAAGGTCTCTATAATGCCTGCTAAGTCTTGATTGGCTTCTAGTTCACGAAGAGTAGAGCCTTTAATCTGATTGAACAGCTTACCTGCTTCAGACAAATGTCTGTTTACTGCTGAGGTTTCTTTATCAGATAACGTAGCTACTCTTGTTAGATCACGAAGCATTGCATCCTGTTGCCAAACATCAGCAGTCTTTTTTAGCTTAGTAACATCTACTCCGTAAGAGGCTTTCATTGTTTCGAAGCTGTCTCCGACGTAGGTTGTGTGCCAGACAATTCCGACTTTCGCTCTTTTAATTTCTTGAGCATCCTTGCTGTTCTTTTCGATAGCATAGACAATCTTATTAGGATGAAACGTGATGTAA